CCCTACCAGAACGAAGCGAAAGCCGCCGTGCTGGGTCAGTGGGAGCAGGGCGTACAGCGCACTTTACTGGTGCTCCCGACCGGCTGCGGCAAGACGATAGTTTTCGCGAAGATATCCGAGGACTGCGTGAAGCGCGGCGAGCGCGTGCTCATTCTGGCGCACCGCGGGGAGCTCCTGGAGCAGGCGGCGGACAAGATTCATAAAGCCTGCAACCTCAACTGCGCCGTCGAGAAAGCCGAGGAGACCTCCCTCGGCTCGTTCTGGCGGATAACCGTCGGGAGCGTGCAGACCCTCATGCGGGAGAGCCGCCTCGCGCGGTTCCTGCCGGATTACTTCGATACTATCATAATAGACGAGGCTCATCACGCCGTCTCCGACAGCTATCAGCGGATATTACAGCACTTCAGCGGCGCGAAAGTCCTCGGCGTGACTGCGACCCCCGACCGCGGCGACATGAAGAACCTCGGTCAGGTGTTCGATTCCCTGGCGTATGAGTACACCCTTCCCCGCGCTATCCGGGAGGGCTACCTCTGCCCGATAAAGGCGCTGACTATCCCGCTGAACCTCGACCTTACCGGGGTTTCCGTGCAGGCCGGGGACTTCCGCGCCGCAGACCTCGACACCGCCCTCGAGCCGTATCTCTATCAGATAGCCGACGAAATGCTCCGCAACTGCGCCGACCGCAGGACCGTGGTGTTCCTGCCGCTGGTCAAGACTTCGCAGAAGTTTCGGGATATCCTCAACGAGCGCGGATTCCGGGCGGCGGAGGTCAACGGAAATTCCGACGACCGCGCGGAGATACTCCGGGATTTCGAAGCCGGAAAGTACAACGTGCTCTGTAATTCAATGCTCCTCACCGAGGGCTGGGACTGCCCCTCCGTGGACTGCGTGATAGTCCTCCGCCCGACAAAGGTGCGCGGACTTTACTGCCAGATGGTGGGCAGAGGAACGCGGCTCAGCCCCGGCAAGAAAGACCTGCTGTTACTGGACTTCCTCTGGCATACTCAGCGGCACGAGCTGTGCAGACCCGCGCACCTCATCTGCGAGAGCGACGAGGTAGCGCAGAAAATGACGGAGAACCTCGCGGCGGCGGGCTGTCCGCTGGACATCACCGAAGCCGAAGAAAGAGCGGAAACCGACGTAGTAGCTCAGCGGGAGGAAGCCCTGGCGAAGCAGCTCAGCGAAATGCGTAAGCGCAAGCGCGCGTTAGTTGACCCGCTCCAGTTCGAGATGTCGATACAGGCGCAGGACCTGTCCGGCTACGTTCCGTCGTTCGGCTGGGAGATGTCCCCGCCGTCGCAGAAGCAGCTCGACGCGCTGGAAAAGTTCGGAATCTACCCGAACGAGATAGAGAACGCGGGCAAGGCGGCAATGCTCCTCGACCGCCTGAACAAGCGCCGCATGGAAGGACTTTCCACCCCGAAGCAGATACGCCTGCTGGAGAATAAAGGCTTCCTGCACGTCGGGGAATGGACGTTCCAGCAGGCGAGCAATATGATAACGCGGATAGCGGCAAACGGCTGGCGCGTACCGCACAGCGTAATTCCCGCGGAATACACGCCAGAATAATTCGAAATTCGGAATGCGGAATGCGGAATTTCGGTGTCCGCTGTCGCGGACGTATTCCGATCGTATCGAATTTAAATCAGTCCCGCGGAGCGGGACACATTCATTCCGAATTCATAATTCCGAATTCCGAATTTGAAAGAAAGGTGCTTATGAATCTAACAGAATGTTTAAAATACATAGACCCCGCGTCGCTGGACTATCAGACCTGGGTGAACGTTGGCATGGCGCTGAAGCAGGAGGGATTGCCCTGCTCCGTGTGGGACGACTGGAGCCGCAGCGACAGCCGCTATCATTCCGGCGAGTGCGCGAAGAAGTGGGAGAGCTTCAACGGCGCTTCAAATCCAGTCACCGGGGCGACGATAGTCCAGCTCGCAAAGGAGCGCGGAATGCCCGCCGCGGAAAGCCGCGCCCTGGACTGGGACGACGAGATATCATACGAAGCCCCGGAGGAACATGTCGTGGTCAACAGAAACTGGGTGGAGGGGCGCGAGATAAACCCGCCCGCCGACTGGAACCCCGCCGGGGAGATGATACGTTACCTCGAAGCGCTGTTCGAGCCGGAGGACAAGGTCGGCTACGTCATGCAGAGCTACGAAAAGGACGGCAGGTTCATTCCCGCGAACAAGGGCGCCTACGACCGCACGGCGGGTCAGCTCATCGCGCACCTGTCGAAATGCGGAGGCGACGTCGGCGCTGTCCTCGGGGACTACAACCCGCGCGCGGGGGCGTGGATACGCTTCAACCCGCTGGACGGCAGGGGTATCAAGAACGAGAACGTAACGGAGTTCCGCTACGCCCTGGTGGAGAGCGACAACGTCGACATCGAACAGCAGAACGCTATTATCCGCGAGCTGGAGCTTCCGGTCGCGGCGCTGGTCTACAGCGGCAAAAAGAGCCTGCACGCTATCGTCCGAATCGACGCGGAGAACTACGAGGAGTACCGCCGCCGGGTGGATTTCCTCTACCAGATATGCCAGAAGAACGGCTTACAGCCCGACACGCAGAACCGCAATCCTTCGCGGCTGTCGAGGATTCCGGGCGTACAGCGCGGCGAGAACCGGCAGTACATCGTCGATACGAACATCGGCAAGGCGAACTGGAACGAGTGGCGGGAATGGATAGAGGGCGTGAACGACGACCTCCCGGGCTTCGAGAACGCGGCGGATTTCTGGAACGACATGCCGGAGCTTGCGCCGCCGCTTATCGGTGGAGTTCTCCGGCAGGGGCACAAAATGCTGATCGCGGGACCCTCGAAGGCGGGCAAGTCGTTCGCGCTGATAGAGCTGTGCGCGGCTATCGCGGAGGGTCGGGAGTGGCTCGGCTGGAAAGTCGCGCAGGGACGTGTTCTGTACGTCAATCTGGAGCTGGACAAGGCTTCCTGCGAGCACAGATTTGCTGACATCTACAACGCGCTCGGCTGGAAGCCGGAGAACCTCCGGAACATCGACATCTGGAACCTGCGCGGCAAGTCGGTGCCTATGGACAAGCTCGCGCCGAAGCTGATACGCCGCGCCGCAAAGCGAGATTACCTCGCGATAATCATCGACCCTATCTATAAAGTCATAACCGGCGACGAGAATTCCGCCGACCAGATGGCGCACTTCTGCAACCAGTTCGACAAGGTCTGCACGGAGCTTGGCTGCGCGGTGATATACTGCCACCATCACTCAAAGGGAGCGCAGGGAGCGAAGCGCAGCATGGACAGAGCCTCCGGCTCCGGCGTGTTCGCCCGCGACCCGGACGCGCTTCTCGACCTCATCGAGCTGGGGCTTCCGGAAGCGCTCATTAAGGAGGAGCAGAACAAGGCGGTGTGCAATATCTGCTATGACCTGCTCGTCCGCAGCGGCAAGGCAGGCGGCATTTCACAGGACGACATGGTTACGGCCAAGGCAATGCGGGAGCACGTCAGGAATGCGCTTGCGGGGGATTCCCTGCGGCAGGCGGAGGAAAGTATATCGGCGGCGGAGAAGCTGGCTGAAAGTCGTTCCGCGTGGCGTATCGAGGGCACTCTGCGAGAGTTCCCGAAGTTCCCGCCGGTGAATGTGTGGTTCGATTATCCGATACATAGGATAGACATGTCGGGGGTGCTGAAAGATATTCAGCTTGACGCCCCTGCGCAGCCCTGGCAGCGGAATTTCAGCAAGAAAAAGTCCGACAAGGAACGCAAGGACGAGCGCAAGGAATCTATAGAAACAGCATATAATGCGTGCAATTTAGATGGGAAAGTAACGCTGAAAGACCTAGCGGAATACACCGGAAAATCCGAAGATACCGTCCGCAGGTACATAAAAGAACACGGCGGTTTCTGGATAGACGACGGCGAAGTCGGTAAAAAGTAAGTTGCAAACTCGATAAACCGCAAACCGCAAAATCGAGATTTTGCAAATGCAAAGTCGATAGTGCATTTCCGAGAATGCAACCGCAAAAATCCCGACTTTGCGTACTGCTGTTGCAGGTATATATACTACGTATATATAGTCTTGCGACTTTCCCTCCGGTCAGGGGGGAAGTAGTCGTGCGACAGCTTACGCACGACGACTCCTTCCCCTGTCCTGACAAAGCAATTTTTTCTCAGAAAGGAGAATGTAATAATATGGCAAATGAATGTTACAACTGCGGCGCATATGATTCAGACCGCGAGGGCTGCACAATGCCTAGCTGCGATAAATCCTATGCGTGTCCCTTGGAGGATTCCTCATTGCAGTTCTTCCTGCCGATGATACCGCCGACGGTGACGGCGCAGGAACACAAGGTTTCCGTCAGGAACGGCAAGCCGGTGTTCTACGACCCTCCGGAGCTTAAAGAAGCCCGCGCGAAGCTCACGGCGCACCTGGCACAGCATAAGCCGGATAAACCGTATACCTGCGGAGTTCGGCTGATAACACGGTGGTGCTTCCCGGTAGAGGGTCACGCTGACGGCGAGTACAGAACGACAAAGCCGGACACGGATAATTTGCAGAAGCTCCTCAAGGACTGCATGACTGCGGTCGGATTCTGGAAGGACGACGCGCTTGTCGCTTCGGAGCTGTGTGAGAAGTTCTGGGCGCAGATTCCCGGGATTTTTGTAAGAATCGAGGTGCTCGACTCCGTCGAGTTATGTGCAGCCTTTCCCGCCGGAGGGGCGGGAATTTCGCCTGACGGCGAAACCGCACGCACACAGGAGGTGCTGTCATGAAGCTCGAAGAAGTCACGAAAGCGGCGGAGCAGGGCGCGGTAGTCCTGCATACGCACATGGGGATAACCTCCAGGTGCAGGATATCCGGAGTTATCACGCGGTACGCGAAGCACTCCGGCTGGACGTACTCCCTGGAGCTTACGGACGTAAATACGCCCAGCGTGATAATCGCCGCGCTGGACGAGGTGGAGGTGGAGAAATGAAACTAATGATAAAGCGGCTTTTTTGCAGGCATGATTACCAGTGGTGCAGGAAAATCCAGAGTTTTTCGGGGCTGAACGGCGTGGCTTACGACGATGATAAGTGCGTGTGCGAGGCGGTCGTCCGGAAGTTTTACGGCTGCGAACCCCGCATTCTTGTGAGATTGGAGGATATAAATGGATCACTACATTAAGCGCGAGGACGTGGAGAAAGCAATAGCCACTATCCGCAAGACGTATCTCAAAGCGAAAAATTTCAACGCTCTGTCTGCTATCGACTGCGTTGCCGGAGAGATTCGGGACGAGGTCAGCGACATTCCCGTGTTCCCTATCGACTGTCATCGGATCGTTGACGCTGAGAACATTCTGCTTGATGACAGCATTTACAGCGTAACAGCGATCTATTATCCCGATGGCGGCGAAGCGCCTTATGTGAAAGAATACCACGATTTTCAGTGTCTTGCGGATATTCCTACCATCGAACACGGCTTTGTTGAAGTCCTGGTAGAAAAACCGCTGGAAGGCGAAGTTTTCTATTACTGCAAGGACGAAGGCGGCTGGCAGCGGAGAGGGATCACCTGCGGATATGCTTGATGGAGGTGAGCGGGAATGAGGTGTGACAATTGCCCGTTATGCCCTATCGCTCAGGACGATGTCTGCTTTGAAGCAGAGGGCAAATATGGTATAGAACACGAAGACGGTATGCTTGGCTGCACACACCCATGGAACTGGGTCAAGAAACGTGACGAGGAGTACACAGAGCACTTGGGCGCTATGGGTACAGATATGGGTCTTGAAATGGACTTGTCCGAAAAAGACCTTGCGGCGCTGACGGAATTATGCAAGCATGCGGTGGGTCTTGATAGCCACAATCCTTATCACAGGCATGGAAAAGCGTTCTACAAGCCGTATCGCAACTACTACTGCGATAAATTGTCCGGAAACAAGCTGCTTGACAAGCTGACAGGCGTCTTGGGACTGGCAGAAAAAAAGCAGAGCGAACGATACACATACTACTACTTGACCCGTGCCGGGCTGGACTGGCTCGGCAGGCGGCTCAAGATAGAGATTGGAGATGAGAGAAAGTGAGTGAATCAGCCAAAATGGATTCTATTCGTGAATATATCAAAAGCGGGATTGCGCGCTGCGAGTTCGAAAAGCGAAAAGCCGCGACGGAAATAGTTCGGCAGCAGGAGCGAATCGATGTGTTCGACGACCAGATAACAACTCTGAAAATGCTTCTGGATAATCTTGATGCCGAGGAAAAAGAGGTGAGTGGGAATGAGTGAATACATAGACAAGAGCAAGGCGGTCGGTGAGGGCTATCTCCAGGACTGGTACATTGCCTCTGTTTCGGAAGACGATGAGCCAGTCTGGACAGAGGCTCACATTGAGGAATTGGCGAAAGACTTCATCGTCATTCCGGAAGATACGCCTGCCGCCGATGTCGCACCGGTGGTGCATGCGTACTGGATATATCAGAAGCCGTACGACGAATACACATGGAGACCGTACATATGCAGCAGCTGCAAAACGCACGGCGGTAAGCACCGGACGAATTATTGCCAATCATGCGGCGCTAAGATGGATCTTTGCCCTCCCAAACGTGAGAAAAACGGAGGTGACACCGATGTCTGAAATCAAACTGAAACCCTGTCCGTTCTGCGGGGGTAAGGCGATTATTATGCGCTTGGAGTGTCTGGAAAACAGCTTCGTGAGCTATTATGTTTCACACAGTGATATATTTAATTGCGCATACGAAATCAGGCAACATAGCGCAAGCGAAACTATGCAGGAAGCCGCAGACAAATGGAACAGGAGGGCTGATAATGGCTAAAGTAAAATGCAGGTCGTGCGATATCTGCGGCGAGATGAACGCCAAAGATGGATTTATGCTCAAGGCTAAACGCATGGAATCTCACAACGTAAGAGATACGCTCGGGTATATAATAGGCGTAAAATACAAGTGGTCAAGAATCGACCTTTGCGAAAGCTGCTATAATGAGATAGTCAGAAGCTGCCACCGGATCCGTCGCGAACAGAAGGAGAGTTGATACCAATGACCCGTGAAGAATTGGAGCAGATATACTATCTCCACCGGGAGCTGCGAATGTGGGAGCAGGAGCTTGAACGGCTCCGCTGCCGTTCGTTGGTACGTTCGCCGCAGCCGAACGCCGGGAGCAGTTCCGGAACGTCCGACAAGGTCGGGGAGCTTGCCGAAAGGCGCGTAGACCTGGAGCGACGCATAGAACTCAAGCGCGAGGAGATTCAGCAGCGCCGCGACGAAGCTGTTGCGTTCATCTACGATATTCCCGACAGCCTGACCCGGCAGATAGTCTATTACCGCTGCGTGAGCCTGTTCGGCTGGACGCGCGTCGCCTATGAGGTCGGCGGGAATAATTCGCCGGACGGGGTGCGCATGATTTACAACCGGTTCATGAATAAACTGTAAGTTGTTCGTTTTGTTCGGTTCACCTGTGCTATACTAGTATCATGAAATACTGAAAAGCGCCCAAGCTCAGCGAGGGCGCTTTTATTATGCCGAAAGGAGGAATCCCATGACCGAAAAGCAGAAGCGCTTCTGCGACGAGTACCTGATAGACCTGAACGGAACCCGCGCGTATAAAGCCGCATATCCGAAGGTGAAAAACGATAACGCCGCGCATGCCTGTGCCAGTAAATTGCTACGAAATGCTACTATCCGCGCCTACCTCGACGAGCGCCTTGAACAGCTACACAACGAGCGCACCGCCGACGCCGCCGAGGTCATGGAGTACCTCACGGCGGTGCTTCGCGGAGAGAGCAAGGCTTCCGTCGTAGTAGTCGAGAGCGTCGGCGACGGCTGTTCCGAAGCCCGGACGATCACGAAGCCTCCGGACGAGCGCGAGCGCCTGAAAGCCGCCGAGCTTCTCGGCAAGCGGTTCGGGCTGTTCACGGACAAGGTAACTGTTTCCGGCAGCGGCGTAGTTCAGATAGTGGACGATATCCCAGATGGCTAATCTGACGGATATCATCGCGCCGCCTTTTTATCCCATACACCGCGATATCGCCGCCGGACTGCACACCCACTACTGGCTCAAAGGGGGCAGAGGCTCCACGAAGTCCTCGTTTGTGGGCGCGGAAATACCCCTCGGCATGATGAAGGACCCACAGGCGAACGCCGTAGTTATCCGCAAGGTCGGGCTGTACCTCAAGGACAGCGTTTACGAGCAGCTTCTCTGGGCGATAGACAAGCTCGGCGTTTCTCATCTCTGGCAGGCGAAGCTGTCGCCTCTGGAGCTTGTGTATACTCCCACCGGACAGCGGATACTGTTCCGGGGCGCGGACAAGCCGAAAAAGCTCAAGTCCACGAAGGTTCACAAAGGGTACATCAAGTACGTCTGGTACGAGGAAGCCGACGAGTTCGCGGGAATCGAGGAGATACGCACGATAAATCAGTCGCTGCTGCGCGGCGGTAGTAAATTCACGGTGTTCTACACCTATAACCCGCCGAAATCCCAGCGTAACTGGATAAACGCAGAGGTCACAGTCCCCGCGCCGGATAAGCTCGTCCACCATTCCGATTATCGCGGAGTTCCTCCGGAATGGCTCGGGGAGCAGTTCCTCGCGGAAGCGGAATACCTCCGCAGGAACAACCCCACTGCCTACGCGCACGAGTATCTCGGAGAGGTCACCGGCACCGGCGGCGAGGTGTTCCCGAACATCACGGTTCGCGCCATCTCCCCGGAGGAACGCGCCGGGTTCGCGCATATCCACCGCGGCCTGGACTGGGGCTACGCCGCCGACCCGACCGCATACGTTGTCTGCGCCCTTGAAAAGGGGCGGCTGTACATATTCGGTGAGATTTACCGCTACGGCATAAAGTACGATCCGCTCGCGGAAGCGATAAAGGCAGAAAACCCGCTGAACGGCGCGATATACGCCGAATCCGCCGACCCGCGCAGCAACGACGAACTCCGCGCCAGGGGGCTGAAAATCACCGCCGTGAAGAAAGGCGCGGGGTCAGTCGAGCACGGCATAACCTGGCTCCAGAACCTCGCGGAAATAGTCATCGACCCGGTGACCTGCCCGAACGCGAAGCGCGAGTTCTGCGGGTATGAGCTTATCCCGGACGGAAACGGCGGCTTCCGGGACGAGTTCCCGGATAAGGATAACCACTCGATTGACGCGGTGAGATACGCCCTTGAAAACGACATAGGGCGCAGGAAAGCCAGAATCGGCAACAGAAAGGAGCTGGGCATTTACTGATGATAAAGCCCTTTACTATATCCGCAGACACTCCGGTCACGCCGGAGGTCGCCTGCAAATTTATCAAGGAGCATACCTCGCACACGCACGTCAGATACGACGCGCTGGAGCGCTACTATGAGGGCGATCACCCGATATGCGGTCGGAAGAAGCGTTCAGTCCTTGCGAACAACAAGCTGGTGTGCAATCACGCGAAATACATCTCAGACACTTGTGTAGGCTACTTTGCGGGCAATCCGGTGAAGTATTCCTGCGATGGCATAGAGCCGCTCCTGGAGCTTCTGAGAGCCGCTGACAGCGACACTCAGGACATAGACCTCGCGCAGAAGGCTAGCATATTCGGCACGGCGTACGAGTTCATCTACACCGACGAGGACGGACAGCCCCGGCTGTATTCCCCGGACCCGCGCCAGGCGTTCGTTATCTACGACGACACGGTGCGGCAGAAGCCGGTCGCAGGGGTGTATTATTACAAGCTTCACGACAGCGTCACGAACCAGGATACCGGGTATTCCGTGTATCTCTGCGATACTGAAAATGTCATGCATTTCACGACCGACACGGGCTTTTCTGTCACGGGCGGGGCTGAGAGCAGACCTCACGGAATGGGCGGGGTGCCGCTTATCGAGATATACAACAACTCCACCTGCGGCAGCGATTTCGAGCCGGTGCTGTCGCTCATCGACGCGTACAACGTCCTCCAGAGCGACCGCGTGAACGACAAGGAGCAGTTTGTCGAGGCGATACTGCTCATTAAGGGTTCAGTCCTCGGGGACGATAACGACGAGAAATCCGAAAGCTACAAGGCGCTCCGGGAGAACGGCCTGCTGGAGCTCGACGCAGACAGCTCCGCCGAATGGCTGACGCGGCAGTTCGACGAGAACAGCGTGGAGGTGCTACGCAAGTCGCTGGAGCAGGATATACACAAGTTCGCGAACGTCCCCTGCATGAGCGACGAGAGCTTCGGCGGGAACGCTTCCGGCGTTGCAATGCGCTATAAGCTCCTCGGGTTTGAACAGATAACGAAAATCAAGGAGCGCTACTTCCGGGAGGGTTTGAAGGAGCGCCTGCGGCTTCTCTGCAACTGGCTGAACACCACCGGGAAAGCCACTATCAGCGCACGGGATATTTCGATACAGTTCACTCGGGCGCTTCCCGTCAATGAAACCGAGGTCGCGCAGCTTGTTTCCGAGCTGCGGGATTTGGTTCCGCGGGAAATCCTGCTAGGGCTTCTCCCCTTTGTGGACGACCCGGAGGGAGCCGCCGAGAAGGTCAGGGAGCAGCAGAACGATTTCCCGAACCTCCCGCCGGATATGACCGATGAACAGCCGTGATTACTGGGAGCGCCGCGCCGCTCAGGACATGTATGACCGCATGGGAACCGCCGAGGACACCGCCGCCGAGATGAACGCGGCGATTCGGCAGACCTCCGCGTATCTCGAAAAGGAAGTAAAGGCGGTCATGCGCGGAATTCAGTCGTTTGGTATCTCCGAAGCGGAAGCGAAAAAGATACTGAACGCCGCCGGGGACGGAACGGCGCTCCAGAGGCTCCGGAAAGCCGCGCAGCAGGTCGGTGACCCTGAGAAGCGTGAGGCTCTGCTGAACGCGATAAACAGCGCCGGGGCGTACCGCTACCGCATTACGCGGATAGAGGAGCTGAACAGGGATATCAACCGCCAGTGCCGGGAGCTGTACAAGACCGAGAACCGGCACATCACGTCAGCGCTGCGGAATGTCGCGGAGGACAGCTACTACCACGAAATATTCAGCATTCAGAAAGGCACGGGGCTGGGATTCAGCTTCTCGAAGTTCCCCCGGCAGGACGTTGACCGGATTCTGCGTGCCAACTGGAGCGGCGGAAATTACTCACAGCGTATCTGGAAGGACGTAAGCGGCATGACGGCTAGGCTCAAAAACGAGCTGCTCGTCAGCATGCTTTCCGGGCGCTCCAACGAAAAGACCGCGCGGATATTCCAGGAGCAGTTCGGCGTGAACGCGTTCTGCGCTCGGCGAATCGTCCGGACGGAAAGCGCATACGTCGCGAACGCCGCGCAGGCAAAGGCGTACGGCGAAGCCGGGATAGAGCGTTACAGGTTCGTAGCGACCCTCGACAGCCGCACCTGCGAATGCTGCGCCGCCCTGGACGGCAAGGTGTTCGACCTCGCAAAGAAAAAGCCCGGCACGAACTCCCCGCCCATGCACCCGTTCTGCCGCTCGACTACGATAGCGGATTTCGGCGACGAGGAGCTTGCAGGTCTGGAGCGCCGGGCTAAGGATAAGGACGGGAATACGGTCAGGGTTCCGGCGGGTATGACCTATGAGCAGTGGAAAGAGAAATATGTTGACCCTCCAAATAGTGACCCGGCACCAACAATCCCGATAGCAGGTATTAATTGTCGGGTAGAGGAAAAGAAATACTGCTTTGGATATAATACGTCGGTACAATCCAATGCGGTCGTTTATACTACTCCTGATGGGGTGAGTTTCATTTTCCCCAAGAATTACGATTCCGCTCATCAAACCATGACGCCCGAGCAGGCGATAAGCTGTTGGCAAAAAGTGCCCGAAGAAGTCAAGAAGAAAGCGCAGAAAAACATTGAATTCGTTGATTATTACAATCCTGACGACAGTTATTGGAAGAGAGTGTACAAAAACTTTACGCATTCATATGCCACAGGCGGAGATAAAATCACATTCTACCGATATGATCGCCCTCATGATCCTGACTATGTTGTGCGAACATACTGCCACGAAGCTGGGCATTATATCGACACCAATCTGTCAGCAAGTGGCGGACGTTTCAGCGAAGAAAAAGAATGGCAGAAAGCTATTGCCGAGGACAAGAAATTGTCAGGCAGTAAATCACCGACAGCATATGGCGAAAATTCCCCGGCGGAAGATTTTGCAGAGAGCATTGCAGAATATGCGCAAAATGCAAAAGAATTCTCGAAAAAATTTCCCAACAGGGCTTCCATTTTGAAAAATAAAGTGCTATAATATGGTTGAGAGGTGATTTGTATGGCATTCGAAAGAATCAACGAAAAGACCCCTAATGGCGGCGACTATTCAGAAATACATTTTCTGGACGATAAAAACAACGAAGTCGAGGAGAAAAATGCGACGCATTGCGTTATCCGCGAGTGTATGAATGACGGCTCCGTTATAAAAGAAACATGGGCTAAGCCTTAAATAAACTAAGCACCCTGCACCAAACAGGGTGCTTTTCCATTCCAAACGGTGAACAAATCGTTCACCGTACAACTGAATAATCAAGCGCTCTGATGGGGCGCTTTTTCTATGCCCTGAAAAGGAGGAACAAATGGCAACAAGCCAGAACAAAGAAAAGTTTGAAGATTATGAGGGCTTCGTCGAGAAGTTCAAGCCCAAGAAAACGACCGACGACTGCTATACACCGCTGCTTGTGTATGAGGCAATAGCAAACTGGGTGGCAAACGAGTACAAGCTCGACAAGTCGGAGTTCATGCGTCCGTTCTACCCTGGCGGCGACTATGAAAAGGAAGATTACAGCGGCGGTGTTGTTGTGGACAATCCGCCGTTTTCCATACTCTCAAAAATCGTGCGCTTTTACGTTGAGCGAAATATAAAGTTCTTCCTGTTCGCTCCTACTCTGACAAGCTGCCGATATGGTGACTTTTGCACGGTACTTCCGGTAGGCGTTGATATAGAATACGAAAACGGCGCGGTTATCTGCACGTCGTTCGTTACAAACCTTGAACCGCACGAGATAAGGGCGCGGACTTCTCCAACGCTTTACAAGGCGGTCGATGAAGCGAATACCGCAAACACCGCAGCGCTTAGAAAGCACGTTCCTAAATACTCATATCCTTTGGAGCTGGTGACAACGGCGGCGATTTATCCCTATGCAAGGTACGGAATAGAGTTCGTTGTTCCCCGCTCCGCAAGCGTGCGTGTTTCGGCTCTGGATTCCCAGAGAGCGGCTAAAAAAGCTGTTTTCGGCTGCGGCTGGCTTGTATCTGAACAAGTCAGAGCAGAACGTGAGAAAGCAGAACGCGAGAAAGCAGAACGCGAGAAAGCAGAACGCTGGCACCTCAGCGAACGGGAGCTTGAAATAATAGCTAGAATCTCAAACGAATAATCAAGCGCTATGCGATAAGCACGGCGCTTTTTTATTGTCCCCGACATCAATGTCGGGGACATCACGGGAACGCAGCGCGGCTAGATGACGCGCATACAGTTGCGGGCAGATAGGTCATTTACGCCCGGAATAATGACCAGCGGGGGCAGGACCCGCCGTTCCCACCATAATCGCACGTTGAGAAATCGGCGTGCTTTTTTTATCGCCCGAAACACGCTCAAGGCGTTAAACTGCGCGCGGAATAAGCCGACAGGCTATAAACGGAGGTAACTATGGCAGACGAACAGACAACCCAGACCACACAGGAGCAGGGCGGCGCTCAGACCGCCGGAGGTGATCCTACCACATCTACGCAAAGTTTTGCGCAAAACATTCCCAACTACATAAGCCCGGAAAGCATTGTGCGCAAAACTGCCGAACCGGAGGCGGAAAACAAACCGGAAAAGCCCGCTGAAAAGACGTTCACCCAGGCAGAGCTCAACAAGATCATCGCGGAGCGCCAGAAGCGCTGGGAGAAGAAAGCTGCGGACGAAAAGGCGGAGGCTGAGCGCGTAGCCGCTATGACAGCAGACGAAAAGTCGAAGCATGAGCGCGAGAAGCAGGAAAAGGCTCTCGCAGACCGCGAGGCGGCTCTGACGAAGCGGGAGCGCACCGCCCTTGCAAAGGAGTACCTCGCGGAGAAGAACGTCCCCGCCGCTCTGGTAGGGGCTGTGGACATCTCCGACCCCGACGGTATCGAAACCAGCGCGGCGGCAGTCGCAAAGGCTTTCACGGACGCAGTCAGCGCGGAGGTAGCAAAGAAATTAGCCGGGGCTCCCCCGAAAAAGGGCGACCCCGGCGCAAAGGACCCATTCCTTGACGGACTGGGAGTTTAACAGGAGGTAATTTTAATGGCAGTAAATCTCGCAACAAAGTATTCTGACAAGGTCGACGAAGTATTCAGGCTCGGAGCGCTCACCACTTCGATGGCGGGCGGGAAGTACGAATTCACCGGAGCGCAGACCGTCAAGGTCTACAGCATGGGAACCGCTGAAATGAACGACTACAAGGCGACAGGCTCCAACCGCTACGGCAACCCCGAGGAGCTGGAGGACACCACCGAGGAGCTGACCCTCACTCAGAAGCGTTCGTTCACGTTCACCATCGACGCCACCAACGCGGTGGATTCCCCGGCGGGTATCCGCGACGCGGCAAAGGCGCTCCGCAGACAGCTCGACCAGGTAGTTATTCCGGAGGTGGACGCCTACCGCTTTAAGACCGCCGCGAACAAGGCTGAGCACGTAGCGGTCAGCACTACCAGCAACTCCACTGCGTACAGTGATTTTCTCGCGATAAACAGCGCCATCAGCGACGACGAGGTGCCTGCGGTCGGCAGAGTGGCGTACGTTTCCAACGCGTTCCTCAATGCGATAAAGCAGTGCGACGGCTACACCAAGGCTTCCGAGCTTGCGCAGAACATGCTCATCACCGGGCAGGTCGGCGACGTTGACGGCGTGAAGATAGTCGCTGTTCCCAAGAGCAGAATGCCCGCCGGCGCGTCGTTCATCATCGCTTACGGCGAATCTGTGTGCTCCCCGGAGAAGCTCGCAGAATACAAGATCCACGACAATCCTCCCGGTATCGCGGGTCATCTTGTCGAGGGTCTGGTGTACTACGACGCGTTCGTCACCGAGAACAAGAAGTGCTCCGTCGGCGTTCACTTCGGCGCTATGGGCGAGATAAGAGCGTCCATGACCGCCGCCGGTTCCGGCAGGGGCAGGCTCAAGATCGCGCGCAACGCCGCCGGAAAGCTGATGTACAAGGCAGACAGCTCCGTCACTGTTCCGAAGTTCGGCGCGGCTGCGACTGGATTCACCGAGGTCCCTGCGGACGGCATCATCTCCGCGACTGCCGGAAACAAGGTCGCTGTAGTTTCTGTTGTGGACGATAAGGTCGTAGCGGCTTCCGCCGTATTCGACGCGGCGGTCGGCGCATGACCCCGCTTGAGCGCTTCAAGCTCCTCGCCGGGATAACGGACGATTCGCAGGACGGGTTAATAACCGCCATGCTGTCGGACGCGGCGGATTCCGTCCGCGACTATATCGGGCGGGAGGAGGTACCGGCGCGGCTGATATCCGTGCAGGTTCAGCTTGCAGTGATAGCGTACAACAAGCGCGGCGCTGAGGGCGAATCCTCCCGCAGCGAGGGCGGAATTTCCCAGAGCTTCGACGGACTTCCGCCGGAGCTTCTTGCGCGGCTGAAAAACTATCCCAGAAAGGCGGGGGTGCTTTATACGGCTGATACAGAACAGGCTTAAAACGCTCCCGCTTTCCCGCGCGGTGACTGCAAGGAGCGCCTATATCGGCACTGAAACCACATGGCAGCATATCGGCGATATCCGTGCGGAAGTCCAGCCGCTCTCCGATAACGCCACCGCCGAACAGTACGGCGTGAAGTTCAGCCGCTCGGTGGAGCTTTTCTGCGATACCGGAACGGATATCCGCGAGCGCGACCGTGTGAAGCTCCCCGGCGGCACTTACGAGGTCAGAGGGGTGACTACCTACGGCAACGTCAGGAAGGCGGTGTGCGAGCTGGTATGACGATACAGGAGCTTATCAAGAAAATGCAGTCCGTCCGCGCGGACAGCGGGAAGGTCCTCGACCGCGCCCTGCTCAGTGGCGGCGAGAAGATACGCGGAAACGCCGTCCTGCTCTGCCCGGTGGACACCGGCGAACTCCGGAACAGTATCCGGGTTCAGCGGCTCGCGCCGGGCGTAGTCACGGTCGGCACCAACAAGGAGTACGCGATATTCGTGGAGTACGGCACCGGCACGCAGGGCGACCCGGGAGTGCCGCACACCGCAAAGCTGCTCTGGCGCTGGCAGGACGAACAGGGCAACTGGCACACCTCGCACGGGCACAGGGCGCAGTCGTTCCTCCGGGCGGCGGTCGGGAAGAACGAGGAAAAGAAGATATACGCCATCGTCGCGGAGGAACTGAGAAAGGCTATAGACAATGCTTGATATCAACATCATTATTCCGCCGCTGGTGGAAGATATCGTCCGGCTGGAGCCGCAATACCCGGAGATAGTTCCGGAGTTCCCGCTTGCGATACTCACGCCGCTGGACATGGGTTCCGGCACGATAATTTCCGGCGAGGAACGGCTTGCAGCAGTGGCATTTCAGGTGGACGTATACGACACGAAATTGCAGCGCTGCACTGAAACGGCGCTGAAAATCTCCGCGCGGCTGATATCCCGGGGATTCGTCCGGAACTCGGGCGCGGATATCCGGGAGGACGGACTGCACCGCCGCACGCTGACGTTCAGCGCGGCGATAGACGAACACACAGGTTTAGTTTACAGGAGGTAACTATGGAACTTTTAACAAAGGACACGCACCTTGATTTTTCTTCCGACGACGGCGCAACATGGCTTGAGCTGTACGGTCTGGAGAGCTACCCCGATATGGGCGCCGACCCGCCCAAGGTCAAGGTGACGAACATGCGCGACGCTAACGAGCGCTACATCGGAGGTATTCCCGACGTCAGCGATATGAAGTTTGGGTTTTTCTACAACAAGGAGAAAGACCCTGACGCCGGAACGGTGATAAAGAAGAATTTCGCAAAGCTCAAGGAGCTTGAGGAAGCTGGCGCGAAGATAAAGTGGAAGCTCAACTATCCCGACGGCACTTCCTACGCATGGGAGGGCAAGCCCACCGTATACATGAACGGCGGCAACGTCGGCGAGGCTATGAAGTACACCCTCAGCGTTACGCTTGAAAGCAAGCTTGAGTGGAACGGAGGTAACACATGACGGGAGCATATCTGAAGATCTCAGACGAAAAGAGCCTGGAGCTGCGCTTCACTGCGCGCCGGGCTGAGAAGCTCGAATCCGAGCTTGACTGCGACCTGCTGCTCGGACTTTCCCGCTGCCAGAGGGTCGGAGTGCTGACACGGTTCATCGCATGCGGCGCGGATATCTCGCACAACGAGGCGTGCAACGCGTACGACGAGTTCGTCGACAACGGCGGCACCATAGAGGACGCGTCCGAGGTCGTCATGACCGCGCTGAAGAACGGCGGATTCATCGCGAAGTCAGCCGTAGAAGCCGCAAAAAAAATCCAGGGGCAGCTCCTCGACCGTGCAGCGCGGGGGAACTGATAGCCCAGCTAAGAAAAACGGCGGTAGACTGCGGCGCTTATACGGAGCAGTTCTACGACCTCACCCCGGCGGAGATCTGCGACCTGAACAGATCCGCTGTGAAGCGCCGCACTGATGAAGCCCGGAGCCGCGCGGTGTTCGCCTGGCATACGGCGTACCTGACCGGGCTTGCTACGAATGCTCCGAGGAGCTTCCCGCAGACCCCGGAGCGGCATTTCGGGGCGCTCATGCAGGACGATACTCCGGCATGGAAGCGCTCGCAGGCGGCGATGGCGAGGATAGCGGCCGTCCACAACCAGCATTACAGAGAGGAGGCGGGTCATGACCGTTGAGGAGCTGAACATAGTCATTTCCGCGAACGACCGGAAGTTCAACGAAGCTATCAGCGATGTAATAGGAAGACTGGACGACCTGGAGGAGCAGTCCAGACGTTCCACCGATGATATCGGGAATTTCTTCACGAATCTCGGGCACAAGCTTGCGGCGCTCGGTATCGGAAAGATAATCGGCGACAGCATAATGTCCGGCGGCGAGCTTGAGCAGCAGCTCGGCGGCGTGGAGGTCGTGTTCTCGGAGCATGCGGAATCCATGAGGAAAGCCGCTGCAACCGCGTACAAGGACATGGGGCTGTCGGAATCCGACTACCTTGCGAAGGCAAACAAGATGGGCGCTCTGCTGAAAGGCTCCGGCTTCGATACCGGGTACGCTTCGGCGATGTCGCAGCAGGTCATGCAGAGGGCTTCCGATGTGGCTTCCATCATGGGCGTTGACGTCAAGGACGCGATGGAAGCCGTCACCGGCGCGGCAAAGGGCAATTTTACGATGATGGACAATCTCGGCGTTGCCATGAACGACACGACCCTCCAGGCGTACGCGCAGGAAAAGGGGCTCGGCAAGCTCGAAACTGCGCAGCAGAAGGTCAGCGCGGCTATGCAGATGTTCCTTGACAAGACGAAGTACGCCGCCGGGAACTACGCCCGGGAAAACGATACGTTCTCCGGCTCCCTGACAACCGCAAAGGCGCAGCTTGAGAACATGACCGCCGACCTCGGAACGCAGCTCCTGCCGACCGCGACTTCGCTTCTGACGATGGCGCGCGGCGGGCTGGAGCTGATAACGCCGCTCGTCGTATCGCTCGGCGAGGGGCTGAACAGCGTGGCGCAATACCTCATAGGTCTGTCGCCGAGCGCAAAGACCCTGCTCGGGATAGCTGTGGGCGCCGCTGTAGCGATCCCGGCGGCGACTAAGGCGCATGCCCTGTGGACTGCCGCAAACGAGAAGTGGAACAGCCTGCTCAATATCCTTATTCCGAAAGAAGCCAAGCGTGCGAATATAATGAAGGCTGCGGCGGGGTGGCTCGTTATTTTGGCGGGACTGTTGTCTATCGTGGCTTCGGTTGGAGCGACCGCCCGGGAGATGAACGAATCCGAAGGCGCTGCGATGGAGGATACCGCCGCCGGAGCCGACAAGGCAGCCGAAAGCACGGACAGCCTGTCCGACAGCATGGAGGGTCTGGGCAAGAGCGCGGATACCGCCAAGAAAAAGCTCGCGGACATCGATACGCTGAACATATTCGATTCCGGCAGCAGCACCGGCGGCGTGGATTTCAGCGCGATAGTTGACGGCGCAGAATCCGCGCAGGATTCCATCGCGGGGCTGACCGACGATCTCGCAGGCGTAAACAACAGCATGGACGAGCTGAATAATTTCAGCCTGGACGGGCTGGCGGATACGTTCTCGACTACCTTCGGGGATATCGGGACGGGGTTCAGTACGATGTGGTCGGCTGTGTTCGGCTCCGGGCAGGAACAGTATGACAGTCTCCTTGCGTGGAACGAAAGCATCAAAAAGCTCTGGGGCGAGGACTGGACCAGGTTCTGGAACGATATCGGCAGTACGCTCTATCAGGCGTTCGGAACAGACCAGAACACGGAAGAGCACAAGCAGGCGCTTCGTGATGTGGAGGATTTCCTGACCGGTATCCAGAACTCGGTAGAGTCTTTTGCTTCGCCTATACAGCAGGCGGCTTTCAAGGTCTGGGACGGAATATTCATGAGCCTGGGGAGCGCTCTGTACAGCTTTCAGGATAAGCTGATGTCTGTCGGAGCAACAAGCACGGGTGATTTTTTCTTTAAATACATCACGGGTCAGATCACTATTGACGACCTTGCCGACGTAATGAAGATAGACCAGATGTCCGGCGAGCTTGAAACGCTGTACGACGACATGAACTCCGCGCTCCTGGAACGCTTGAAGCGGGGAATGAATGCGGCAGACGCGTTGAACTCCGTCAAAAATGATTACCTTACCGACAGCGCAAAGCAGAAGTTCTTCGACGATAACGGATACGGTGATATGCTGAGTATCGCCTACGCTTACGGCTTGCAGCAGTCCCTTGAGGAAACAGGGCAGGTGCGCGGCTACGATTACGCTGATTATTCCGCACAGCAGAGCAGCATTCCGGGCGCAGTATACAGCGGAGGAGCAATGACGGGTCCTGTTCAGCTCCCCGACAGTTCGGCGGCACCGCAGATAATAGAGTTCCACAACTATATTGACCTGGACGGGCAAATTATAGCGGAAAACACAACGCAGTATCAGAACAATGAGCAGACCCGTTCAAACGGCTATTGACGTTTGGGATAAACTGCAATATGATCCGTTTGATCCGGAAAGGAGGAACAATGTCCGAAAAAACCGCCTCGATCATAAAGATAGACGGCGTAGAAATGCCCACGCCAAGCAGCTTCAAGCCGCTCTATAAGGACTACGACAGCAAAAATTCCGGGCGGTCGGAATCAATGTACGCTACCCGCGACATCATCAGGTCGGACGTCCGGAAGATGTCGTTCACCTGGATAGTGCAGACCCCTGACCTGCGGAAGATACGCGAGGCTATCAAGCCCCCGAAGATACAGGTCAGGTTCTTCGACATCAACCAGCCCGCCGACGTTCAGTTCAGCACGATGGAGTGCTACGCCGACCCGAGCCGAGAACCGGAGGTGCTCCGCTGGGAGCCTTCCGACCCGGAAAAGAGCTGGTGGAGCTTCACCACGTCATTCACGGAGTATTGATATGTACAATGTTTCAGATACCTATAGGGAGCTTATAAAAGCGCCGGTCCGGTACACCGGGATAAGCGGCGCGGCAAGGCTCCGGGACGGCACTATAATTCACCTGACCGACGACAATATTGCCGCCGGTTCCCTTTCTATAACGCAGAAAATGAACGGCCGCGGGGACTTCCGCCCCGGCGGGGTGTACTCCGGGGAGCTTTCCTGCTCCCTTAAAGGCTTCGCGGGGAAAACCAGCGACCTTGACGGTGCGGCGATACGGCTCGCGTTCATTCTGTACCACGACAGCGATATGCAGGCTGCGAAGTCCGAGACGGTGCCGCTCGGGCGCTTCTATGTGGACGGCTCGTCGATAAAGCGCCGGAACGACACGGTAACGCTTTCCGCGTTCGATGGAATGGCACTGTTCGATGTGGAGGCGACCGAGCGCTCCGGCACGCTGTATGAGCTTGTGTGCGGCGCGTGTACTGCTGCCGGGTTAAGCTTCGGAATGACACAGACGGCGTTTGAAGCGCTGCCGAACGCGGCGCAGACCGCGAAGATAAACACGGCGCGTATCCAGACAGAACGCGACCTGCTGATGTATGTAGGCATGATGACCGCTTCGTTTGCGAGAATCAGCCGCAGCAACGAGCTGGAATTCGTGCCGCTCACATGTGAGAGGAACGACGGCGGAGTAATAGTCCCGGTGCGTGAAATAGCCGGGAATATCCGCTTCAATACGGATTTCTCTGACGATACGACCTGCATTGCGAAGCTGTTCACCAGGCGAAACGGCGCTGCGGTGTACTCCACAAGTGAGATATCAGCGGGCGGCAGCGAGAAGCTCGCGGTCATGGAACTGAACGAAAATCCGCTGCTTGCGGAGCTTTCCGACGACGTTGTCGCGGCGGTGCTCAACAACGAGCTTTTGCAGATGTACAAATGCCTGAACCGCGTTTTTGATTCGAGCTTCACCGGCGACCCTGCTCTTGAGATCGGGGATTATGTCCGGCTGCGGGGCGGCGCTATTGATACCGACCGGGGATACGCGACCGGTATGATAACCTCGCAGATCTGGAGGTACCGGGGGCAGCACACAATAAAATGCAGCATGCCCTCGTCCCTGTCAGCAGTGGAGGAATCCGTGGCGACGGCCTATTCTGCGGAGACTTCTACAGAATCAAGGCAGCGCACGCAGCCCAAATCCCAGACAGAAAAGCAGATAGACGAGCTGAGGAAGCAGCTCAGCCAGTCAGGAGGAGACGGCATGCTGCACGACGTGAACGGCAGCGCCGCATGCGCCTATTTATCCAAAGACAAGGACAGCGACATTACTCAGATAACAGCGCAAGGCGTTGACGGTGATAAACAGCTATCGCTAATGTGGTCGCAAAAGCTGAAGTATCTGGGGCTAAGCATTACGGACGCAAATGGTATGCAAGGCTGTGCGATCGAGGTCGAATATGGCAGTATAAAAATCAGCGGCGGCAGCGGTACGAATATTTATGTCGGAGATGATCACGGCAGCGGCAGTCTGGACATAAAAGGCGGTGGAATACACATCACCGGCAGCTCAGGCGGTTTAAATTTCCAGGCAGGCAACAACATGTTGTCGTTCACCGGAGATACAATTTATGTTAACGGCAAAAAGGTACTTTTGGAGGGATAAATCATGACATCAAAAACAATCGTCCTCACCGGCGAGGAAATCAGGGCAGATTACAGCGGCGGCACAAACGCCTGGCTCAGGAACGACGGCACGGCTACCGTGTACGCGTCCACTGCTCCGGGCGTTACAGCGGGAGCTGACGGAGTAGTCAGCATTCCGGCGGGACAGGCAGCGGCGATATACGGAGCCTGCGGAGCGGTGTACCTGCTCGGCACAGGCTCAGTGATGCTCATAGGGAGCGATTACACAGCATGCCCTTTTAAGACGTCCACATCGGCAAGCGGCGAGGGCGGTGTGGACGAAATTGCTCGCGGCGCGATTGCAGCTCATGAAGGAAACGCGGATATCCACGTTACCGCCACTGAAAAGGCAGCGTGGAACGCGGTGAATTACAGCAATCCGAACCTGCTGATAAATCCGGATTTCCGTATAAATCAGCGCGGGCAGGCTGAATACACCTCCGGCTACACGGTCGACAGAT